TAGTGCTTTTCAGCATCAATTAGAAGACAAGAACTATTTTGCAACAGGGCATAAAGTCATCATAGACCACAGTATGATTGATGGCCTTATGATGGAAGCCCCAGACGCTTTTCTTCTCTATAACCTTCTAAAGCGTTTTCATTGGGGACGTGAATTTTACATTGCTGACGCCATGGCACCAACTATGCCCAAAGGTGGATGGACACAAAAACGATTATCCGCTGCAAGGAAAGAGCTTCTAAACCGTGGCATAGTGAAAAGGATAAAAAAAGCCAGCAGCTCATCAGGTGCAGCAATCTATAAATTCCAGACTAGTCAAAAATGACTACCTATAAGAAACATACACCCTCTTCTCCCCCTTTAAGACGAATGTTTTATTTGAGAACAATATAGGCAAGTTAAAGTATTAAGGACAAACACCATGAAAAAGAAACAACATGAACTTGATCCCGATGCAATGATCACCGAGATGGCGCAGGGCTTGGCTGGTCTTGTCAGGCGCGTTCTTTATGACGGGGCTGACATACAAACCGCATTGAACATCATTGAAAAAATACTGGATGGACTCCAAGAAGAATGGATCAAAAGCGGTTTAAACAAAAAGGACGCCATTACCTTAAAAGAACATCTTGGCAGTCGTATTGCAGATGAAGGCTTGAAAGCCGATCTAATAAGAAATGGAGTTGCCGGACATGCCTAAACCATTAACGCCTCAAAGATTTGATGATCTAATTCAACATCAAAACAATAAGAGGCAGTCTGAAATCATATGGACGGCTGAAGCAATCGGGCGATATATTGGAACATCAGCAGACTTTGTAACCGATACGCTTGCACATGTTGACGGCTCTCCAGTATCAAAAGTCGGGCGGCGTTATTGTGCAAAAAGGAATGAGCTGGATTTGTATTTTAGTACAAAACCGGAACAAACCTTATAAAACCCTGTAAAACCAGTAAGATAGATAATTTGCTAATGTTATAAAGGGGTCATGAAAATATGGCCCTTTTCCATTAAGACGCAAGCTATCGAGCAAAAGTCACAGATTACCGATCCAGAAGATTGGCTGGTTGAATTATTTCAATCGAGCAAGTCAATCTCTGGAATATCGGTTACGCCCGCTAATGCTATGCGGTGCACACCAGTTCGTGCGGCAATTGAAGCCATAGCCGAACCAGTCGGGCAACTTCCCTTACATGTCTTTAAGAAAAATGGAGACCAACGCGACCGAGTGATAGATCACCCTGTTGCCAAGGTGTTGGACTTTCCGAATAGTTGGACAACGGCTCAAGACTTACGTGAACAAGTACAGCGTGATTGCCTGCTCTATGGCAATGGTTATGCCGAAATCATTCGGGTTAATGGAAATAAGCCGCAAAATTTAATCCGGTTGAACCCCGCTTCTATCAGTATAGAAACTGATGATTTTGGGGAACCGATTTACCTTCAAGGTACGGGCAAAAGCACCGGACGTACTATCAAAAGAGAAAATATCATTCACATCAAAACCGCATCATTAGACGGTTTTAAAGGTGTGAGTCCGGTCAACGACTGTAAGAACGCTATAGGCGTGGCTTTGGCATTAGAAAAACATGCCGGTTATCTGTTCGGCCGTGGAGCGCGCCCTAGCGGTGCTCTGATGTTCCCCAAAGGCATGGGAGAAGACGCTGTCAAACAAACGCGCAAAGCATGGAGAGAGACCCACGAAAGCGAAGGAGAAAACGGGAAAACCGCAATCCTTTATGATGGCGTCGAATTCAAACCATTTACATTCACAAGCGTTGACGCCCAATTTCTCGAAACGTGGCGTCATGCAATTACGGAAATAGCCCGTATTTTCCGCGTCCCCCCGCCAATGCTTTACGAGCTTGGACGGGCAACATGGGGCAATGCTGTTGAATTAAGAGAAAACTTTTTGACGTTCACTCTCTCGCGTTGGCTAAAGGCGTGGCAAGGTGAACTCAAGCTGAAACTCTTCACCGAAGATGAGCGTGAAAACTATTACGTCGAATTCGAGACCAACGATCTTCTGAAGACCGACCTTGCAAGTCGTGCCGCGTCCTATGCAACGCTTATCAGTAGCAGAGTTATGAACCCGAATGAATGTCGCGCCCGCGAAAATCTCGCACCATACGAAGGCGGTAACGAATTCATCAATCCGAACATTGCAACTAAGCCGGAGGGTTTTTTGGAAAATACCGAAAAACCTTCAGAGGCTGATGACGAGAAAGAAGATCAATGATGGATTTGACCGAAATCTATAACAATTTGGCCGATCAGGAAAAAGGGCATGAATACGATGTCATGGATCCTGTGACAGGTCAAACAACCGGCATCAAGTTTCGCGTTGCCGGTCCAGATTCACAGATTGCACGTAGAGCGCGCCTAAAGCTTGTCGATGATCTCAGTGAACTCAGTGATGAGGATGGAAACATATCGGCCGAAAATCGCGAAAAGGCCCGCTTATCATCTCTCGCTTCTCTGGTTTTAGATTGGAACCTTTCAGAAGCTGGTCAGGCTGTCCCCTGCAATTCTGAAAATATTATCCGCATTCTCAAGAGTGTTCACTGGTTACAGGTTCAGGTTGATGCCTTTGCTGCTGACCGCACAGCTTATCGAGGTGAAAAATGATCGAGCACTTAGAAACAAAAGCGGCGTTCACTGTATCCGAGATAGGCGAAATCGAAGGGCTGGCATGGCTATTCAATTCTCCTGATAGCTATGGCGATGAGATCACGAAACAAGCTTTCTCAGAGACAAGTTGCCCGCTTCCCATGTTGGACACTCACAATCAAGGGGAAGCTATCGGCGTTTGGGATACTGTTGAAGCAACAGACAACGGCCTGAAAGTTAAAGGGCGTCTACTGGTCAATGAGATACAGCGCGCCCGCGAAGTACGTGCACTTATTCGAGAAAAGGCTGTCACCGGCCTTTCTATAGGTTTCATCATAAAACATGCGGACACCCGCAAAGGCGGCGGCCGGATTATCTCGGATTTGTCACTCAAAGAAATATCTATCGTTGCCGTTCCGGCTCATCCGGGGGCGAGGATCACATCAGCAAAAGCACTGGATGCCAGAAAGGAAAATATCTTGGACACTAAAGCAACTGAGACAGAAACGAAGATTGATGCAGGCTTGGAAAAGAAAATCAATGAATTAGCCGGCATCATCAAACAGATTGATATGACCAAAATTAGCAAGCGCGTAGATGAACTTGAGGCAAAGATGCAGCGCGCCGGCAATGGCAAATATAATGACGTGGCGGACGAAGAAACACAGTTGGAAAAGAAAGCTTTTGGAACATATTTGCGCCATGGCAAAGAAGGCTTAAGCGATCTTGAGAAAAAAGCTCTGACTGTTGGAGACAGCGCACAGGCTGGTTATTTGGCCCCGCCGGAATTTGGTGATGAGATCATCAAGCTGTTGCGCGAAATGTCACCAATTCGCCAATATGCTAACGTCAAAACGATGGCGAGTGCGGAAATGCGTTGGCCGCGTCGGTTGGAAAGCACTAAAGCTAAATGGGTAGAAGAGATAGAAGAACGTTCAGAAACGAGCCTGAAATATGAACAGGTCGCTATCAAGCCGTTCGAGCTGGCTACTTTTGCCGACATTTCCCGTCAATTGATGGAAGATAATGCTTACAATCTGGAAGACGAACTCAAAAGCGATTTAGCCGAAAGCTTTGCTATTACCGAAGCGGAGTCGTTTATATTAGGCTCAGGCGTTAAGCAGCCAATGGGCTTACTTACATCTCCCCAGATCAAGACTACCAATGCAGCCGCTATTGATGGTGATACGCTCATTGACCTCATTTACTCGTTGCCGACGTTCTATTCCCAAAAAGGCGTGTTCGTTATGAACCGCAATACCATCGCAACCGTACGCAAGCTCAAGAATGCGAATGGGGATTATATTTGGCAGGAAAGCCTCAAAGATGGGCAGCCTGCAACTTTGTTGGGGCGACCAGTTGTTGAAGCTGTCGATATGCCAGACCCAGCAGCAGGCAATACACCTATTATTTTTGGTGACTTGTCCGGCTATCGCATTATGGACCGCGTAGGATTTGAAATCTTTTCCGATCCATATACCCAAGCAACGAAAGGCATCGTTCGTTTTCATGCACGTCGTCGTGTCGGTGCCGACGTAACGCATCCCGATCGCATTCGTAAACTCACACTCACATCATCAAAATAACGAGATAAGCCAGTGGTAGATTGCGGGACCGCTCATTCCGTAAAAGAGACGATGAGGCACTGGCTTTTTCTACCTTTTCCTCATCGTCTCACGAGCAATCTTTAGGAGTCTTTCTCATGCCTTATGCAGCACCAAGAATTTGTAATTGCGGGTATCGTGTCGCTTATGGCGTCCGTTGTCCCTGTGAACGTAAAAGCGATGCAGAACGCAAGGCAAGGCATGACTTGAAGCGTCCTAATTCATCAAGACGTGGCTATTCAAGGACGTGGGAAAGATGGCGCGCAGCTTATCTGAAAGAACATCGGTTTTGCGTCCGGTGTGGAGCACCTGCAACCGTAGTAGATCACATCAAACCGCATAAGGGTGACAAGACTTTGTTTTCCGACCGAAACAACTGGCAAGCCCTATGCACTCATTGTCATTCAAGCGTCAAGCAGCGCGAAGAAAGGAACCACTAACATGTCGATATTTACCACAGCAGGCACAAAACTGTTCATTGGTACAGCCATTAAAAACAAGAACTCAGATTTTGTTCTGTCAGACTTTGCATCTCAAACATGGACCGAAATCAATGGACTAGAGAATATCGGTTCATTGGGTGACACATCAGAAGAAGTGACGTTTGGTGTCATTGGTAACATGCGTGTTCAAAAGTACAAAGGACTACGCAACGCTGGCAACATGGAAATCATTATAGGCGTCGATTATTCGGATGCAGGCCAGAAAGCAATTAGAGCAGCAGAAAGAACAATTTACGATTATGCATTTCGTATCGTCTTCCATGACGCTCCAGTAGATGGAACACCATCAGAGCGGCTATTCATTGCTAAGGTTATGAGCGCAAGTGAAGAGGCTGGCGAAGCAAATAACGTCGTCAAGCTAAAGGCCACGCTTGGCATCAATTCTAACATCGTCGTCGTCGATGCCGCAGATTCCAATGAAGCGTAATAGATGCATGGCAACTTCCAAGGGGGGCAGTGTTCAAACTTTTTGCCTCTCTTGGGAACCGGCGGTCGGGCACAGCCTCGTTATTTTTAAAAAATAGGATTTTTTTCAAATGTCTATTTTGACGCTCAAACAAGTTAAGGATCAGCTCAATTTTACCGATGACATCGGGGATATTGATGACGATTTGCTGACATTAAAAATGCAAGCCGCACAAAATTATGTCGAGAGCCTTTTAGGCTACAAAATTGAAGAGCGTTACGGCAACAACGGTAACGATCCTATTCCGCCGGCCTTGCAGGAAGCTGTCTGCCAAATTGCCGCTTGGTGGTACGAACAGAGGGAAGCCGTCGGGGGCGTCATTTCATCTATTCCTCATGGGTGTGATGACATTATCCGCAGTTTTCGCGATTGGACATTTTGACATGACAGATAATGATCAAGCTTCATGGGATAAATTCCGCGCCCGTATGCAGGCTATACCGAAGGCCGTTCGCCAACAATGCGAGCCTGCTTTAATCAAGTCGGCAAATGAATTAGCCAACAGCATGAAGGACAAGGCACCAAAGCGCACAGGACGTTTAGCCGACAGCATAACAGTAACAAAGCCTAATGAAACAACCCCGCCCTATTCTCAGCCTGGTGGCCGACAGCATAACAGTAACAAAGCCTAATGAAACAACCCCGCCCTATTCTCAGCCTGGTGGAAGTGCGACTGCTGAGGAATTAGAGGCGATTGTAACCGTGGGGAATAGTGATGTTCGTTATCCTCATTTGGTCGAGTACGGAACAAGCAAAATGCCCGCACAGCCTTTTTTTTGGCCGAGTGCTAGAGAGCTTCAAAAGCGGATTAAAGGCAGACTGAAACGGACAATCAAAAAGGCAGTAGAGGGGACTAAATGATGATCGAGCTAGCAATTCAAAAGGCTATCTATAAACGTCTTACAACGACGCCGGAGGTTCTCTCTCTTGTGCCTTTTAAGAACATTCTGGATCGCAACCAACAGCCAAAAGTCGATCCGTTGATACTGTTAGGTAGCGATCAGATTGTCGATGATAGCAGCAATATAAAACGGTGTAATTGGCGCATTTATTCGACTGTAGACATCTGGAAAACCGAAACTGGTTTAACCGGTACAAAAGCCATTTCCGGAGCAATTCGACAGGCGATAAGGAACGGAAAACCAGAATTAGACACCGGTTATCACTGTGTTGATTGGTATGTGGCAACTACTCGCTTTTTGCGTGATCCGGATGGTGAACATAGCCATGGCATACTCACCATTGAAAGCCTGATCGTGGAGGAACAACCATGAAAGCGGGCAAGCTAACGCACGTTATTAGAATCGTCAAAATTGACCA